TTCCAGTGATATTCTTTCTAATGTCCAGAAAGCTGCAGCAGTTATTGGTGCACCTGATATGGTGTTGGAAAGTGGTAGTTTGCGTGTCACTGATAAAAAGAATGACACTGCTAATGCTTATTCGACTGAGGTAGTGAATGGAACTGATGACATGGACTACAAGTTCTGGTTCAAGGTTGAAAATCTAAAACTTTTGCCTGGAACTTATGATGTAAGTGTGTCATCTAAACGAATTAGTCATTTTAAAAATACAAATGTAAATATTGAATATTTTATAGCTCTTGAACCAGAATCATATTTTAAATCTGATTCTTAAAAGGAGTTTTTGTTATGAATGAATTTTTATGGGTGGAGCGTTATCGACCACAGAATCTTGACGCATGTGTATTACCGACTAATCTGAAAAATACTTTGAGAGAGTTTGTGGCAGATGGTAATGTTCCTAATGTCACATTTGCTGGTGGTCCTGGCATTGGAAAAACCACAGCAGCAAAGGCACTTCTTAATGAACTAGATCTAACTTATATGATGATCAATGGTTCAGAAGAATCTGGTATTGATGTTCTGAGAAGCAAAGTCAAAAACTTTGCTTCTACTGTATCTCTTCATGGTGGTCGTAAGTATCTCATTCTTGATGAGGCAGACTATCTGAATCCACAATCCACGCAGCCCGCGTTGCGTGGGTTTATTGAAGAGTTCAGTGCCAATTGTGGGTTTATTCTAACCTGCAATTATGTCAATCGTATCATACCGGCATTGATTTCAAGATGTCCAACGTATGATTTTTCTATTCCTAAAAAAGATAAACAACGACTTGCTCATGATTTTTATCAGAGCGCGATAAATATTTTAGAGACAGAAGGTGTTAAGTTTGAACCTAAGGCTGTTGCTGGAATTATTGGAAGACATTTCCCTGATTGGCGTAGGGTTCTAAATGAACTTCAGAGATATTCTGTCTCTGGAAAAATTGATGCTGGCATTCTTGTTGATATGAAGAGTGACAATGTTAAAGAACTCATAAATCATATGAAACAAAAGGAGTTTACAAATGTTCGTAAATGGGTTGTTAACAATCTGGACAATGATTCAACTCGCTTGTTCAGGAATATTTATGATAGTCTTTATGATTACGTGGATAGTTCTAGTATCCCTCATGTTGTTGTTATATTGGGTGAGTACCAATATAAAGCAGCTTTTGTTGCCGACCAAGAGATTAATACTCTAGCGTGTCTTACTGAGATTATGGCAAGGACGAAGTTTAAATGATTATCATAGATGGGTTAGTAGAACAGCATTATGCTGAATTGATTCATATGCAAATGAGAGGAGTTTCTTGGGAATATAATTATTCTTCTGTTGTTGGAAAACCAAATAAACATTGGCACAGATTTTGTGGCCATAATGTAGATGAAGTTGGTAATAATGGTTTTGAATGGGTATCGCCGATTTGGAATAATGCCAAACGTAAACTTAAATTAGAAGACACGTATAACGTGTACAACTTTGACCGTGTGTATATGAATGCACACACTTTTGGTATTGAACCACATTTACATCATGACGATGGTGATTATACCATGATATACTATCCTTATATGGGATGGAAAAAAGAGTGGTATGGTGGTACAATGATTAATGATGAGATGTGTGACTACGTTGGTAATAGATTGGTTATGTTTCCAGCATCAGATCCACACCAAGCCATGCCAGTGAGTCGTGATTGTTATGAGTTGCGTTCAGTTATTGTGTTTAAGACAAGCGCTAAATCATGGGATGCAAAACATTGTTATATGGATTATGATAGTGGGAGATGTTGATGTATGAATTGAAAGACTATCTCAACGCTATCAATCATACAAAAGAGCCTCTCATGGATGGAGAGGATGAAACATGGGAAAAAAAGTATCCACCATTCGTTATAAATAAATGTCTTCATGCTTTTCAGGATACAATTTTATTTGTCAATGAGATTAACCAACTACCTAATCTAGATAATAAACTTCAGTTTGACTTTTTTCTAAATACTTTGAGAGCAAGGAAACGTTATACTCCTTGGTTGAAGGCGAAGAAATTAGAAAATCTAGATTGCATTAAAGAGTATTATGGTTATAACAATGAGAAAGCCAAGACCGCTCTTGATATACTAGATGATGAACAGATTTCTGCCATAAAACAAAAATTATATAAAGGTGGAAGAGATGGAAGAAATTAGTTGGTCACAAGAGGATATGTTGGAGGTTACTTTAAGAGAACCAGATGATTTTCTTAAAGTTAGAGAAACACTTTCTAGAATTGGCGTAGCATCTAGAAAAGAGAAGAAGTTATATCAATCTTGTCATATTTTACACAAGCAAGGAAAATATTACATAGTTCATTTCAAAGAGTTGTTTGCTTTAGATGGTAAGAAAACAAACTTATCTGAAAACGACATTGCTCGTAGAAATACTGTTGTTAATCTTCTCAATGATTGGGGTTTGGTTCATGTTGAAAATGCAGCAGAACCATCTGCGCCCCTTAGTCAAATCAAAGTAATATCTTTTCGTGAGAAAAATGATTGGATGTTAGAGGCAAAATATAATATTGGTAAAAAACGGGACTAATATCTTGGAAAACTTCAAGTCTTTCATCACTGAATCAAAAGAAGATAAGTATAGGATAGTTGTTCTTTCGGTTGAACATGGTGATAATTCAATAACATCTAAACGTATAAAAGAAGAAGCAGAAAAGCTTGATCTTCCTTCTTATGTTATAGGCATAGATGGTTCTTACATATTATATGATAATGGTTCATATAAAATTTATGAATTAGATGATGAAAAAGGTTTTGAAATTTCCTCTAGTGACACTGTTGTTTTTATACGAGGCACACCAACTAAAGATAGTTCATTAGATTTAATCTCTGAGTTGGAAAAGATAGGTATTTGTGTTGTTAATAGCAGAGTTACTATTTCTACTGCTGCTGACAAATATCGCACATATATTAAACTAAAGGATTATGGATTAACACAACCTAAAACAGTTTTGATACCAAATGAAAAGTTTTTAGAAATCGCTGTTGAAAATTTGGATGCAAAGTTTCCTTTAATAATGAAAACTTTACGTGGTTCAAAGGGTGTTGGTGTTCTTTTCATAGAATCAGAGCGAGCTCTATCTTCAATTGTTCAGTTGATGTATAAGACTGATTCTAATACTGACTTGTTAATTCAAGAATATATTGAAACGGATTTTGATGTTAGAGTTATTGTTCTTGATGGTCAAGTAATTGCAACTATGCAAAGAGAAGTGGTGGAAGGAGATTTTAGATCAAATTATTCTCAGGGTTCAAATGTAAAACCATATAAGTTATCAGAATTAGAGATAGAACAAGTATTGCTTGCAGCCAAATCTTTGGGTGGTATTTTAACAGCCGTTGATTTTATTCCTTCTAAGAATACTAAAAAGTTTCCTCCATATATTTTGGAAGTAAATAGTTCTCCTGGCACAGAGGGTATTGAAGAGGCGAATAATAAAAATATTGTGAAGGTAATTTTAGAAAAATTTAAAAATCCAAATATACGTTATAAAGTTCCTACACAATGCGGTTATGAAGAGATAGTTAATGTTGAACCATTTGGAGAAATGGTAGCTAAATTTGATACAGGTAATTCTGTATTATCAGTTCTTCATGCTGAAAATATTGAAACAAAAGGAAAGAAAATTACTTTTACTTTAAATGGAACAACAGTAACAACAAATTTAATTAAAACATATACAGTGGATACTGGCGGCGGTGAAGATAATCGGCCAGTTGTAAAATTAGATATGGAATTTTCTGGAACAATATATGATGATGTTATGTTTGGTTTAGATGATAGAACAAAAATGGGCACAGATGTTTTGTTGAATAGATTTACCATGAACCGATTAAACGTAATGGTCAATCCTCAAAGAAAATATGTTGTGACCACACCATATATTATTGACAACTAACTCCCTTTATGGTATAGTTCTATAATGGACTTTTATACTAATGTTATCCAATGGGGCAACAGCCTACTTATTCGCGCAGTCGAAAACAATCAACGCATCAGAAAGAAGGTTCGTTATGAACCAACGTTATTTGATCTCGTAAATGAACCTACAGGGTATAAAACCCTAGACGGTAGGCAT